TGTTTTTAGCTGAAAAAATGATTCAATGTTTTTGTGGTATTGAACTAAAAGACGTAGTTAAGATTCCATTTAAAGAAGTTGAAGCGTTAAGCGTACATTTTGCTACAATGTTTCAGCAAAAGACGGAATTTAAAAATAGATTTTCTATTTCAGGAACTGAATTTGGTTTTATTCCTAATTTAGAGAATATGACTTGGGGTGAATACATAGACCTTGAGGCGAATATAAGCGATTTAAGCACGTTTCATAAAGCAATGGCGGTAATGTATCGTCCAATAGTAGAAAAACACGGAGACAAGTATAAAATAGAGCCTTATGTTTCTACTATAAACTATTCCGAGATTATGGAATTTGCTCCTTTAGATATAGCACTTTCTGCAAAGGTTTTTTTTTACAATTTAGAGAACGAGTTATTAAAGGCTACGCTTCATTATTTGGAGACGGAGATTCAGAAGAGCAAGGAGATGTCAACGATTATAGCGAAAGAACTCAATTTACAAAGCAATGGGGTTGGTATCAAAGCATATATGCAGCAGCTAAAGGAGACATCACAAAGTTTGATGAAGTTACCAGACTTCCACTTACAAAAGCACTTACCTACCTTACTTTCGAAAAGCAACGAACAGAGATTGAACAACGTGAATTAAATAGACAACTAAAAAAATAGATATGAGTTATTACGGAATATTAAACATTTTAAAATCTGAATTAGAAGCAACTAATTTAGTTACTACAGTTACCGAAGGTGATATCTTTCAAGTTGATTTATCTAAGCAGACTTTGTTTCCTTTGGCTCATATTATGGTAAACAACGCAACGTTTGAAAATAATGTTATTCGTTATAATATTTCTATTATTGCTATGGATGTAGTGGATATATCAAAAGACGAAACAACGGATATTTTTATAGGCAATGACAACGAGCAAGATGTATTAAATACTCAGATAACAATGTTGAATCGTGTTTATGATAAATTAGTTCGTGGTAACTTCTTTACCAATTTAGGAATCATTGATGGTAACCCAACTTGTGAGCCATTTATAGAACGTTTTGAAAACAATTTAGCAGGTTGGACAATGACGTTTGATTATTTAATAGGCAACGAAATGACGATATGTAATGAATAATCGAGAAGAAACATTAAAACGATTTATTCAGCACGTAGTTAGTCAAGCCAAAAGAAACTTAACAACCTACGGTAAAAACGCTTCTAAGAAACTTTACAATTCAATTAAAGGCGAATCAAAGGCTTTTCCTAATTCAATAGGTATTTACTTTGATATGGAGGAGTACGGATTTTATCAAGATAAAGGTGTTTCAGGAACTAAAAAGAAATATGATACGCCATTTAAATACACGAATAAGATGCCACCACCGAGTGCTTTTGATAAATGGAGTATTCGTAGGGGTATTGCACCAAGAAAGTCAGGCGGTCAATTTAAAACACGAAAAGGATTAAACTTCGCAATTGCTCGTTCTATATTTGAGAAGGGTATAAAACCAAGTTTATTTTTTACTAAACCATTTGAAGCAGCGTTTAAAAACTTGCCTGATGAAATGATTGAAAGCTACGGATTAGACGTAGAGACTTTATTTAATGACATTATGAATCAAACATTTAAAAAATGAGTATTTTCGCACGTTCACCCTTTATTGTAGAAATTTCAGAAACAGGACAAGAGGGTTCTAAAGTAGAATTGTTTTTATGGAATGGCACGGGAGCAGCACCTGCAAACCCTTCATATACTTTATCTAAATTAATACCTGCAGCAAACAACGTAAACACGTATTATAATATTTCACCTTACATCCGTGAATTTATATCATTTAACACAAGAGCAGAGATTTATAATACTTACCCTGCAGCAACAAATGAGCAATGGTGTAATGTAATTTATAAAAGATACAAATTAGACGGAGGTGTTTATACTTTGCTTAATACAACAACTCAAAAAGCATACGATGGTTATGGCTATTATGAAGAGGGAACTAACCCTAATTTATTTTATGATATTTTACACGAACAAGGAACGTTTAATTATTACTATGATGGAACTAACCCAAGTACAACATTAAGCAGAAGAGCAGGTTATGTTACCGTTTACGCACTAACTGGATATAAAGCTAAATATACTAATTTAAACACGGGAGCAACGTTTACTCAAAACTTAACTAACGATAGATTTACAAACGTTCCAAGAGTTTACGCAAATTATTATGCTGACGGTAATAAATTAGAAATATTAGATAATTCAAATATAACAATATGGACGGCTTATCTTGTTCCTAAACAGAATTGTAAATACGATGCCGTTTTATGTGACTTTGTAAATAAGTATGGGGCTTGGCAAAGAACGTGGTTTTATGCTACGTCAAATGATACCTATGCTTTTGAAAACTCGGAATACAATTTAATGCAATCTTCAATAACTAATTATAGCACTTTAGAAGGTCAAAGAAAAGTATTTAATACAACGGTTAAAAAAACAATCAAGGTAAACACGGATTGGGTTAAAGAAGACTACAAAGAATTGCTTAAACAACTTATGGCAAGTGAAAGGATTCTTATAAATAGCTTACCTGTAAAACTAAATACAAAATCAACTGAATTATTTAAATCCATAAATAACAAAACAATTAACTACCAATTAGAATTTGAGTTTGCATTTAATGGAATAAACAATGTAATATGAGACAAGTTCAAGTATATATTGAAGGTAATAGAATTGAATTATTTAACGATGAACAAATTCAGATTACTTCAAGCGTTCAAAATATTTCAGACATATCAAAAGTATTTACCGACTTTTCTCAATCGTTTACCGTTCCTGCTTCAACTGTAAATAACGAGATATTTCAGCACTTTTACCAATCGGATGTAGATTCTACTATTGACCATAATATAAGACGTTCTGCTATCATTGAAATTGATTTAACGACGTTTAGACGTGGTAAAATACAGATTGAAAAGGCGAATATAAAAGACGGGTTACCTGAAAACTATCAGTTAACGTTTTACGGAGAAATAAGAACATTAAAAGATGCCTTTGGAGAAGACAAATTAAATCAATTAGATTTAAGTTCTTTAGAGTTTCAATTTACTGCAGCTAATATTTACGATAGAATAACGGATTTAGCAACTGATTACGATGTTCGTTACCCTTTAATAGCAAGTAATAGGCTTTGGACGTATCAACACGCAGGAGAAGACGTAACAAACACATCACACGCAATAAGTTTCGAGGAGTTGTTTCCTGCAGTTAAAGTAAGTAAGTTATTTGAAGCAATTGAATCGCAATATGGAATAACATTTACGGGTACATTTTTAACAGACCCGAGATTTACAAACGTGTTTTTGTATGGTAAAAACTCAATCGAATATCAATACTTTACCGAAATATCGGATATTCTATTAGACCAAATTGTAGGTAGCCCAATAATTGAAGACCCTAACTTACCTAATCCAGGCGATTTAGCTTACATTGATATTTATGAAGACAAAATAAATATTATTCAAGCAGTTGGAGCAGTTGCACACGTAATAACTTTTGATGTTTTAAGCGTTTCAGTTGCAGGAACTTTCTACATAGAAGCGTATCAAGATGGTAATTACTATCAAACATTTACTGGCGATAGCAATGGAGTTATAGGGTTTATTCAAATAATAAATACAGCAGGATTAGACACTACATTAACATTTAAGTTAAAGGCAACGGATAATATGACCGTTGAGTTATTAATAACGTATCAAATACAAGGTGTAAATGGTTTAACTAATTACGCTCAAGTAAGCACCGTGCCAACGGTATTAACAGGAAACGTAAGTTTAAATAATACTTTGCCTGATATTAAAGTTTCAGATTTCTTTAGTGGTGTTTTAAAAGAGTTTAATGCAACTTGCGTAGGCGTAGATAAAGACGTATTCGAAATATTACCTTTAGACGATTGGTATCAAGAAGGGGCGATAGTAGATATAACCGAATATACGGACATTGATTCAATAGATGTAGAGCGTATTAAGTTATATAAGAAAATAGCTTTTAAATATCAGCAATCTGAAAGTTTTGTTAATAGGCAGTTCTTTAAATTAGCTAATACAGAATACGGAAACACGGAATATCAATTTGCTTATGATGGTAGCGAATACGTAATAGAAGTTCCTTTTGAAAACTTACTATTTACAAGAGCAGAAAAAACAAACACGCCGTCACAATATGCAATCTTTGGGTATTGCTTAAACGAAAACTATCAAGCATATACGCCAAAACCAATTCTACTTTATTTGTATGGTTCAAGTGGTACGTTATCGCATAACATTAAATTCTTTAATGGAGCAAGTCACGACAATATTTCAAGTTATGCTTTATTCGGTCAAGATTTAACTTACCAAAACACGAAATATAGTTTAAACTTTGGAGCAGAAAATTCAATTATTCACTTAGAGACTATTCAAAATGGTTTATATGCTGAGTATTATTTTCCGTATTTAATGAACCTTTATAACCTAAAGAATAGATTAACATACGTAAAGACGAACCTTCCCATTTCGCTTTTAACAAACCTAAGATTAAACGATAGAGTAATAATAAGGGATAAGCGTTATATTATTAACGAAATGAAATCTAACTTAACAACAGGCGAAGTAAACTTTAGCTTGTATTTAGATTTTAGACCAATGGATGGTGGTAAACCTATAACTATTACAAGTGATGCTCAATGTATAGATGTTAAAATACCTTTTATAAATGGTGCAATAAGTGCTACAATTACTACTTCATATTCAGGAGTTACAATAACACCGAGTACAATTACAAGTAGTCAAGCGGTTGAGGTGTGTGTACCTGCAAATGCAAATACAACATCATTCTTATTAGCTGAAAACTCAGACTTTTTAATTACCGAAGAATTCCAAAACTTAATAACGGAAAATTCAACGACTCAAGTTATTACATTGGTAATTACATACACATTTGCAAACGGAACGCAAGTCTATCAACAAATAATATTACAACAATGATAAAGCAAATAATAGATATGTTAAAACTTGCTGACCACGTAGGATTTAGCGAGAATATAGAAATAGCCAAAGGAAAACACGAATTAAAAGACTCGGTTAGGGACATTTGGAAACAATCATTTAGAGAATTAAAAGTAAAACGCAATGGCAGAAAAAAGGGTAATTGAATTAGAAATTCAAGATAATAGCAAAACACTTAAACAACAATATAAAGAAGCCGTTGTTGAATTACAACGTGTTGCACAAGCATATGGTGAAACGTCTCAACAGGCAGCAGAAGCAGCTAAAAGAGCAGCGAGTTTAAAAGACCAAATAGAAGATACAAACGATGCTATCGCAGCATTTAAAGGCGAAGGTGCATTTAATGCAGTTGGTAAAGCCGTTAGTTCTGTAGCAAGTGGTTTTAGTGCTGTTGAGGGTGCAATGGGTTTAGTAGGAGTAGAATCCGAAAAACTACAAGAAACTATGTTACGTGTTCAAAGTGCAATGGCTTTAGCACAAGGTTTAGAAAATTTAGAAGATGCAGGACGTGCTTTTAAACAATTAGGAACGGTAGCCGTAAATGCATTAAAAGGAATTAGGGGTGCTTTAGCAGCTACGGGAATAGGTCTTTTTGTTGTTGCTTTAGGAACTGTTGTCGCTTATTGGGATGATATCAAGGCTGCGGTAAGTGGGGTAACTGCCGAACAAGAAAAACTAAACAAAATATCTAAAGCTAATTTCGAAACATCAAAAGCTGAATTAGAAACATTAGATGCTCAAGATAACATTCTAAAGTTACAAGGGAAAAGCGAACGTGAAATTCTAAATCTAAAAATAGCCAAAGTAAACACGGCAATTGAATTAGGAAAAGTTGAATTAAAGAATGTTATTCTAACGAGTAAAGCCGAAGAAGAAGCAGCAATTAAAAATTATAATCTAACTAAGCAAATAGTCGATTTTATTTTAGACACGGCTTTATTCTTACCTAAGTTAATGTTGATGCCTATTGATATGGCTATTGCAGGTGCTAATAAAGTTTCTGAAGCGTTAGGTTTTGGAAAAGTCATTGCATTCGATATGGGTAAAACTATGCAAGATATGCAAGATAAGTTTAGCGGTTTTATTGCAGGTTCTATATTCAATGTTCCAGAGGTACAAGCTGAAGGTGAAAAAACACGAAAGGAACTTGAAAAACAACTAAAAGATTTAGAAAACCAAAAGGCAGGTTTCCAATTACAAGTAAAAGCAATAGATAAACAAGCTGTTGAAGACTCTAAAAAGAACCAAGAAGACGCATTAAGCGAAGAGGAACGTAAACAAAAAGAACATCAAGAGAAATATTTAAACGAAGATAGATTAAGAACCAAATCAGTTTTGGATGCTTCTAACCAAAGAATGTTACAAGAGCAAAGTGAAACTGAATTCCAAAGACAACAAAATGAATTAAAGGCAAAGTCTTATGAAGAATATTTAGCAAAAATTGCTGCTAAAGATGCGGAAGACGCTGCAAGAAAAAAGAAGAATAGAGATTTTGCTATTGAAATGGCACAATCAGGGCTTTCAACTATTCAAACGCTTACTGAAATATTTGGTAAAAAATCGGAAAAGGCAGCACGAAATGCATTTAGAATAAATAAAGCTGCTCAAATAGCAAGTGCCACAATGTCAACGTATCAAAGTGCTCAACAGGCTTATGCGTCTCAATTCGTTCCTTTTCCAGACCCATCTTCACCTATTAGGGGTGCTGTTGCTGCAGGTGCTGCGGTATTTGCAGGATTAGCAAACATAGCTAAAATTGCTTCTCAAAAATTCGAAGGCGGTGGTTCTACGGGAGGTGGTGGTGGTGCTCCAAGTGGTGGTGGTGGTGGTGCTCCACAAATGGCCGCTCCAAACTTTAGTATTATAGGTAGTTCGGGAATTAATCAATTAGCACAATTACAACAAACACCAACACAAGCTTATGTAGTAAGTGGTGAAGTTACAACTGCACAAGCCTTAGATAGAAATAGGTTACAAAACGCAACATTATAACGTTTAAAAATTATGGATAAGAAAATAATTGAGTTAATTATTGACGAGAACGATTTACAAACAGGAATCCACGCAGTTTCAGTAGTTCATTCACCTGCAATCGAAGAAAACTTTATTGCCCTTTCAAAACACGAAATAGAACTAAAAGAAGTTGACGCAGAAAAGAAAATTTTAATGGGTGCAGCTTTAGTTCCTAACAAACAAATTTTAAGAGCAGACAAAGACGGGAAAGGGTATTACATCTATTTTAGCGAGGACACTATTAAAAAGGCTTCTGAATTGTTCTTAATGCGTTCAAATCAAAACAACGCTACGTTAGAACACAAAGAAAAATTAAACGGAATGAGTGTTGTTGAAAGTTGGGTAATTGACAATCCTGAAATGGATAAATCTAAAGAATACGGATTTAACTTACCCAAGGGAACTTGGATGATAGCTATGAAAGTAAACAACGAGGATATTTGGAAGGACGTAAAAGCGGGTAAAGTTAAAGGCTTTTCAATAGAGGGTTACTTCGCTGATAAATACGAAATGAGCCAAGAGAAAAACGAAAAACAAGAAATAATTAATAAACTAAAAGAATTACTAAAATGAACAAGTTAAACGACATCTTTAATAAGATTGCTAAAATGGAGCAAAACGCTCAAGAAGTAAAGTTAGGAAAAGTTCAAGTTGAATTAGGTGTATTACAAGACATTGAAAAAGAATTAATAGCAGCAAATGCAGGGGCAATAAAGGCAATTGATTTAGCAAACGCAGCTAAAAAACCTGCTGAAACTTCATTAAAAGCAAATAAGGAATTACTTATTAAATTTCAAGACTTTGTCAAGCAAATTAAAGCGTTAGGAATAGAAGCACCACAAACAGAAGTTGAAAACGGAATAGTTCGAATAAAAGAAAATATAAAGGCTATTGAAAATCTTATAGGAAATTTAGCTAAAATTTAAAATAAACTAAAATGTCAGAAAAAATACCAAGCCCAAAAGGTGGCAAAAGAGGTTGTCTATGTAAAGACGGAACTTACTCAAAGAAATGTTGTGACGGAAGTTTAGAAGCACAAGGAATAGGTAAAACAGCAGGTACAGGAACTAATGTTGTAAATCAAAGTGAAAACAACGGTGTTAGAACTATCGTTCGGCAAAACGGATAAAAAGGTAACAAGGTAAAATTTAAACGTTTAATAAATATGAACACGAGAAAAACAGTTTACAATAAGTTATTTACTGAAAAGACTGAGTTAGCAAAACACGAAGTTGAGTTAGGTTCAATAGATAACTTAAATAAAGTTTTAGAAGAAATTAAAGGGGCAGGGAGAAATGTTGCGGCAACGGGTCGTAAATCAGTTAGTGCATTAGTAAATACAACTTTACCAATAATTGACACAACAAGAAAAAAAATCGAACAAGCTCGTAAAGATTACGATTTAATATCAAAACAAGCTAAAGATTTAGGTGTTGAAATTCCTGCAAATGTTACGGCAAATTTAAAAGAAGCTATTGCAGAGGATAGCGACTTGTTTGAACTAAGAAAAGCAATTGAAAAATTCGAATTAAGTTATTTGGATTTAACTGATAATTTTTAATAAATAAGCAAAATGAATACAAATCAAATCTTAAACAAAGTTCGTGTTTTACTTGGAATGGAAGTAAAGTTAGAGCAAATGAAGTTAGCGGATGGTGTAACAGTTATAGAAGCTGAATCATTCGAACCTGAAATGGAAGTTTTCGTAGTTACGGAAGATGAGCAAAAGATACCAGTTCCAGTTGGTGAATACGAAATGGAAGACGGACGTATTTTAGTTATTGAGGTTGAAGGTATCGTTAAAGAAGTGAAAGAGAAAATGGAAGAGGAAGTAGAAGTTGAAGCACCTGAGACTGAAACGGAAGTTGAAGTAGAAGCGAAAGAGGCTACAAACCCAACTCCAAAGAAAACTATCGAAAGCGTAGTTAAGGAATCTTTCTTTTCAGAAATCGAAGAACTTAAAAAAGAAAACGAAACTTTGAAAGCTGAACTTTCTGCATTGAAAAACCCAACTATTGAAAACACGGAAGTAGAATTAAGCGAAGAGCCTAAGCCTATTTCTTTCAATCCTGAAAATGTAAACCCTGTTGAAATTACTAAAATAGCTTCAAAAAGAGGACGTACAATTATGGATTCAGTAATGAGTAAAATAAACAAATAATAATTTAAAAACAAAAAAAAATGAGTACAACTTTAGTTTCTATCTCGAATGATCCACTACGCCAATTAGAGGTAGTAGAAAACATTACGGGAGCAATTACTTTGGACGCTGAGGATTCAGGCAAAGTATTTATCTTAAAAGCTGCTACAGGAGCGCAAATTACACTTCCTGCTGTTGCTTCATCTGCTGGACATAACTACCGATTTATCGTAGGTCAATTGTTCGCTACAACTGCTTGGACAATTAAAGCAGCTTCAAACGTTATTCAAGGTGGTGTTAATGTTAATAGCGTTAATGTACCTGGAGCGGACGAAAACACAATTACATTCGCACACGCTGCTGACACTGTAGGTGATTTCGTAGAATTAAAATGTGATGGTACAAATTGGTATGTTTCAGGACTTGGAACTGCTTCGGGTGCAATTACTTTAACTGTAGTTTAATATTTAAAAAATTTATAAAATGAGTACAACAAGTTCAATTACTACTACTTACGCTGGTGAATTCGCAGGTAAGTACATTGCGGCTGCTTTATTAAGCGCACCAACTTTAGAAAAAGGCGGAATTACAATTTTGCCTAACGTTAAGTACAAACAAGTTATCAAACGAGTAGCTACTGACGATATTATTAAAAACGCTACTTGCGATTTTGACCCAACTTCAACAGTTACTTTGACTGAAAGAGTATTGCAGCCTGAATCATTCCAAGTTAACTTACAACTTTGTAAGCAAGACTTTAGAGCAGATTGGGATGCTATCCAAATGGGTTACTCTGCATTTGATGTTTTGCCTAAGTCTTTTGCTGATTTCTTAATCGCACACGCTGCTGAGAAAGTTGCTGCAGGAATGGAAACTTCAATTTGGAGGGGTGTTAATGCAACTGCAGGACAATTTGCAGGAATTATGACTCAATTAACTACTGACGCTGCTTTACCTGCTGCTCAGGAAATCCCTGCTGTTGGTGGTGGTGTTACTGCTTCAAACGTTATCGCTGAATTAGGTCTTATCGTTGACGCTTTACCGTCTGCTCTTTACGGAAAAGAAGATTTAGTTCTTTATGTTTCTAACAACATTTACAGAGCTTACGTTCGTGCATTGGGTGGTTTTGCTGCTTCAGGTGTTGGTGCTAACGGTTACGATAACAAAGGAACAAACCAAGTATTGGGTGACCTTTACTTTGACGGTGTTAAGATTTTCTTAGCTAACGGACTTGCTGCTAACACTGCGCTTCTTTCTCAAACTTCTAACTTGTTCTTTGCAACTGGTTTGATGAATGATATGAACGAAGTTAAGGTTATCGATATGGGTGACATTGATGGAAGCCAAAACGTAAGAGTAGTTATGCGATTTACTGCTGACGCTAAATATGGTTTTGCTTCTGACTTAGTTACTTACGGTATCACAAACTCTGCTAACTAATCAAACTAACAACTAATACGAGGGTGGTGAAATAAACACCACCCTTTTTTGTTAAACATTAAAAAATAAAAAGATATGAGCTGCGATATAGCACACGGAAGATTAGAAGCTTGTAAAGACGGCGTAAGCGGTTTAGATGCTATCTATATTATTAACTACGGGGATTTTAACCCAGACCCTTCAACATTGGGCGGCGACGTTACCTACTCGGTAGCTGCTGGATATGAAGATACTATTTCAGATATTGCGAATGTTTCAAGCATTTACAAATTTGAATTGAAAGGTGCTAACTCTTTTGAGCAAACTATTCAGTCTTCAAGAGACAATGGAACTACTTTCTTTGAGCAAGTTTTAACAGTACAATTGAAAAAACAAGACGTACAAACGCACAAAACAATTAAATTGTTAGCTTACGGACGCCCACACATTATTGTAAGAACACGTGATAATAATTTCTTTATTGCAGGACTTCAAAGAGGATGTGATGTAACTGCAGGAACTGTTTCTTCGGGAACTGCAATGGGTGATTTTAATGGTTATTCTTTAACGTTTACAGGAATGGAAAACTTACCTGCTAACTTCTTGAATACTTCATCTGAAAGCGATTTAGCTGCAACTATTTTGAACGGAGCTACAATTGTAGATTCATAGACACTTTCTGTTTCTCCATAGATTAAGACCCTGCCAATTATGGTGGGGTTTTTCTATTTTAGAAACAAGAACACGAATTGAACGTTTATAATATATGAACATATTAACAACAACGACAGACCCGCAGAACTTGAATATAGTTCCACGTTCGGTAACGTTTGATGAGTTGATATTTACGGACGATAGTACAAATACACCCGAGATAATTACAATTAACTCAGTAACGAGTAAAGGGTATTACCAACAGATAGAAATCGAATGCGCTTTAACAGAAAACCATTACTACAACGTAGAATTATTTAACAACGGAGATTTAGTGTTTAGAGGTAAGGTATTTTGTACTGACCAACCCGTAGTTAGTTTTTCGGTTAATAATGGTGATTACACAAGCCACACAAGTGGAAACGAATTTATAGTTTATGAATAACTTACATATATTAAACTTAGCGAAATACGAAGCGCCACAAGTCGTAGAAGCCAAAAGAGAAGATTGGGTTACTTATGGTGATTCCAATTCATATTTTGATTTTCTTATAGATAGATATAAAAATTCTACTACGAATAACGCGATTATAAACAATATAAGCCGTTTAATTTATGGACGTGGACTATTTGCCTTAGACGCTAATAAAAAGCCAAATGAGTACGCTCAAATGATGGCTCTATTTAATCAAGATTGTTTGCGTAAGTTAACATTTGAATTAAAAGCATTAGGTCAATGTGCTATTCAAGTTCATTACTCTAAAGACCATAAAAAGATTCTTAAAGCATATCATATTCCTGTACAACTTTTAGCACCTGAAAAGTGTAATAAAGAGGGCGAAATAGAAGCGTATTACTATTCAGATAATTGGGAAGACGTTAAAAAGTTTGCGCCTAAACGAATAAGTGCTTTTGGATATTCAAACAACGAAATAGAAATACTTTATGTTAAGCCGTATAGCTTAGGAATGAAATATTTTAGTTATGTTGACTATCAAGGGGCTTTAAGTTATGCTTTATTAGAAGAGGAAGTTTCAAACTACTTAATCAACGAAGTTCAAAATTCGTTTTCAGGAACTAAAATCGTAAACTTTAACAATGGAGTTCCAACACCCGAGCAACAGAACGAAATTTCAAGTCAAGTTTTAGGTAAGTTAACAGGTTCTCAAGGTCGAAAAGTGATTGTAAGTTTCAATGATAATACAGAAACACGAACAACGGTTGAAGATATACCATTGAATGATGCTCCAGACCATTACACTTATTTAAGCGAAGAGTGTTTACGTAAAATTATGTTAGGTCACAATGTAACGTCTCCGCTTTTATTTGGTATTGCTTCGAGTAACGGATTTAGTTCGAATGCAGATGAGTTAAAAAACTCAAGCATATTATTTGACAATATGGTTATTAAACCATTTCAAGATACAATTATAGAAGCATTAGATAAGATTTTAGCTTATAACGGAATATCTTTGAAGTTGGCGTTTAGAACTTTGCAACCTTTAGAGTTTACAGACTTAGAAAATACGCAAACCGAAGAGCAAGTTGCAGAAGAAACGGGAACGATGTTAAGCAAAGACTCTGTAATAGCACAAGCGTTAATTGACTTAGGAGAAGACGAACCCGAAAACTCAATTCTAATAGATGAATTTGCAGTTGACTATGATTCAGATGACTCAGAGAACGAAACGCTTTCTAAAGAGCTAAAACCGTCCTTATTAAGCAAATTAGTTAACTTAGTTTCAACGGGTGACGCAAGACCAAACATAAGAAGTAAGCAAGATGAGGTTATAGATGGTATTAAATTTATTACTCGTTATGTTTACGCAGGTGAAACGACTGAAAAAAGCCGTGAATTTTGTAAAAGAATGATAGCTGCTAAAAAGATTTACCGAAAAGAAGATATAATTAATATGAGCGGTCAAATTGTAAATGCAGGTTGGGGTCCAGAAGGAACTGATACTTATTCAATTTGGTTTTATAAAGGTGGTGGTTCTTGTCATCATAGATGGAATAAACGAGTGTACGCAACTTTTAGTGGTAAAGCTATTGACGTAAACAGCAAAGAATTAAAACAAGTAGCAGTTCGTAAAGCTGAAAAATTAGGGTATGTAGTTAAAAACGATTCTAAGGTTAGTACGCTTCCAAAAGATATGCCTTACAATGGCTTTTTACCAACTAATAAACGCTTTCAATAATGGCAGAAGCATTACTTATAACACGTAACGATTTAGTTCGTCTAACGGCTTTAAATGGCAACGTAGACACGGATAAATTTATTCAGTTTATCAAAATCGCTCAAGATATTCATATTGAACATTATTTAGGGACTCAGCTAATTGAAAAGATTAAGACTTTAATTTTAAATGGTGATATTAATGAAGTTGCTTTTGAAGACTACAAAGACTTATTAGAAGTTTACGTTAAACCAATGGTTATTTATTGGGCTATGGTTGAGTATTTGCCAAATGCAGCTTACACCATAGCTAACAAAGGAGTTTACAAGCATAGTTCTGAGAATGCAGAAAACGTTGAAAAGACGGAAGTAGATTTTCTTATTAATAAATATTCTAATATTGCAAAAGAATACACCGAGAGATTTATAGAACATATTATTTATAATCAAGATAAGTTTCCTGAATACAATTTAAACTCAAACGGAGATACTTATCCGAATGATATTAGTAACTACGGAGGTTGGATTTTATGAAGACATACAAACCAAAAAAGGAAAATATTAATAAATTACTCGTTTATTTAAAAAAGATAGATGGCAAATGTAAAGATAAGCCAGTTAACGGCGAAAGGAAGTAAAATTGCTTCTACTGATAGAGTGCCTATTGCTCAAGATACGGGCGGTGGTACTTTTGCGAGTAAGTACGTTACCGGAGCAGAAATAAATGAAGTCTTATTAGATACATCGCCACAACTTGGTGGTGATTTAGATGTTAACACAAGAAAAATTACAAGTGCTTCAAACGGCAATATTAAAATAGAACCTAACGGAACGGGAGCTGTTTTAATAGGTGGTAATGATACGCAGCCTTCAGAGTTAAGATTTATGGAATTACTTTCTAACGGAAGTAGTTATGTAGGTTTTAAAGCCCCTGCTGACATAACAACATCAAGAATATACACACTACCTACGGAAGACGGAACAAACGGACAAGTTTTACAAACAAATGGAAGTGGAACTTTATCTTGGTTTGGAGCAAAAAAATACGTTGCTTTATTAAGTCAAACGGGAACTTCTGCACCTACTGCAACTGTTTTAGATAATACTTTAGGAGGTACTTTGGTTTGGAGTTATGATGGCGTAGGTTCTTATATTGGAACATTGACGGGTGCATTTACATTAGATAAAACATCAGTAATGATTTCAGGTGTTTATAAAGGTTCTGCATCGGGTTTAAGAAAAACGAATAATACGGTACAAATAACAACAACTGCAACTTCTACAAATACAGAGGCAAATGCTTTACTTGATAGTACAACAATAGAAATTAAAGTTTATCCTTAATTATAGAATATGGCAAATAGCAATGGATGGGGCGATGGCTCAGTAAATAATAACATAGGATGGGGACAAGGTTCTAATAATACTGTTGGTTGGGGTAAAAGCCATTTAGATTCTTGGGCTGGTGCTACTGATATTGACGGAGGTAATTTACCTTCTAATTCGGTTGCTCCTGCAATTACGGGAACTGCTCAAGAAGGACAAACACTAACTTGTTCAACAGGAACTTGGAGTGGTTCCCCTACTTACACATATCAATGGAAACGCAACGGAAGTAATATCGGAAGTGCTACAAATTCAACATATACACTTGTAACTGCAGACGTAGGACAATCAATTAAATGTACTGTAACGGCAACTAACTTTGTAGGAAGTGCAACTGCTGATTCAAACACGGTTACTCCGACAAGTTCAACAGATGCAGATGCTCAAGCATTTATAACAGCTGCTTCAATAACAGACCCTACTCAACAAAGTGCTATTAATCAATTAGTAGTTGACTTGAAAGGGTATAACATTTGGACTAAAATGAAGGCTTTGTATCCGTTTGTAGGAGGTACGGCTGCACAGCATAAATGGAACTTGAAAGACCCTCGCGACTTAGATGCTGCATTTAGATTAGTGTTTAGTGGTGGATGGACTCATTCAAGTAGTGGTGCGACACCTAATGGAACGAATGCTTATGCTGATACATTCTTAATTCCAAATACAAATTTAGGTTTAAATACATCAGGAATAGGTGTATATTCAAGAACTAACAATTTAACAAATTCTGGTGATGTTGGTGTATATGATAGCGGATTTAATAATGGTTTATACTTATTAACAAATACAGCTGACACAAAAGATTATTCAAGAAATAATTCAAATTCTGGAATAGTAGGAACGTCTTATGGTTCATCAGGATTGTTATTAAATTATAGAGTAAGTTCAACTCAATTTAGAATAAGAATAAATACAAATGATAATGTATATGCAATAAATTCAAGTGCATTAAGCACGAATAAAATATATCTTGGAGCTATAAATGGTAATGGCATTGCTCAATATTATTCAAATAGACAACTTGCTTTTGGTATTATAGCAGATGGTTTAACTACAACTGATGCTTCTAATTTAATAACAGCGGTACAAGCATTCCAAACAGCATTAAATAGAAACGTATGAAACTAAATGAACTAACAAAAGAACAAAGACTAACTTATGTAGGCTTGCTTACTGAGTTACAAAAAGACGAATTAATCGGTCAATGGTATGCACCAGACTCTTATTTCAATCCAATTTCAGATATATCGGAAAACTGGGTAATATCAATAGAAGAAATGGAGCAATGCGTAAACCCTGATTTTCTTTGGGTTAAAGATTTACCATTGATTGAATATAAACCAAAACCAACACCACCACCTTTTGAATAATAATACAATGATAGACTTAAACCAAATTTTCACGGTAATAAAGAAACAAGGAGCAACGGGTGTTTTAGCTATTTGGCTATATTATACACATTCTGATGTGCAGGATTTAAAACAACGTCTTTATGACTGCTACGGAAGAGCAAGTAGTACGGCAACAAAACAATTTAAAGACACTTCTACATTTGCTATTGTGCCAAAAGACGAACTAATAGAAGTTGAAGAATGACTTACGACTGGCTAAAAGACGAGAAAGCACCACGCATATTAGTTCAAGCCGTTAAACAACTTGGAGTTAAAGAGATTGTAGGTAAAGAACACAATCCAACTATTATAGGATGGGCAAGACAATTAAAGTTAGCAAGTGTATATAACGCTGATGAGATTCCTTGGTGTGGTCTTTTTATAGCTTATTGTTGTTATGCAGCGGGTATTGAAATAGTTTCTAAACCACTATGGGCATTATCTTGGGCAAATTGGGGAACACCAGTTACTGAGCCTATGTTAGGTGATGTATTGACATTTAAAAGAGATGGAGGAGGACACGTTGGAATCTATGTAGGCGAAGATGAAACACATTATCACGTATTAGGAGGAAATCAAGGAAACGCAGTTAGTGTATCAAGAATTGCAAAAACACGATTATATAAAGCACGAAGAACGGCTTGGAAGATAGCACAACCTGCAAATGTTCGTAAAGTGCATTTAGAAGCTAAAGGAGTAATAACAACAAACGAAAAATAATATGGCAAAGAAGAATTTAAACGTAAAAGTTGACACGGATAATATAGATGTTAATATTGAACGTAAAGACGGAGATTTAAAAGTTAACTATGACTCTAAAAAACTTGATGTTCAAGTTAATAAAACCGCTGACAACGTTGAGGTGAAAGTTGACGCACAAGGCGGTTTATTAAAATTTGTAG